TACAATGGCCAAAAGATTGTGCTGGAATATGCGCTTAACCATCGGTTCGGCGGCACGTTCCGACCCCCTGGTTCCAGCAGCCTGTCGGACATCTACATCAACAATGTAGCGCCGGTGGCAGTCGGCTTCCGTGTCGGAAAAACGATTGGGAGTACGGTAGGGCAAACTACCTCCAACGACTTCATAGGCCACCGATACCCTTTTGTGCAGGTAAATAATTTTAATATCAATTTTTTAAACACATTGTATATGCAGACGAACGAACAGGCTGTGCGGGACTTTGTTGATCCTGTCATACCCGCTTCATTGCGCTATACAATAACTCCCTATTGATCATGAAAATTTTAGATGTTACGCCCATAACCGATGCCAGTGAATTTCCTGTAAAAAAGGGAACACTGCAATTTCTACAGGACGCGCATCAGGAAACCATGGCCGCATTGATTGAGGCGCTCATTGGGGCGGCCTATAACCCGGCCGTCGTTTATATTTTGGTGGGCGTTGTTAATTCCGGGACATATCCAGCCTACAGCATAACAGCCGGCGCTGCCTTCTACAATGGCGAGGTATTTCTCATCGATCCGGCAACGTTCACGGCAACAGGCTCTAACGTAGCGATATTTCAGATCGTAGTAAGTCAATACACGACTGATGCCGACCCGGTGACGTTTACTGACACCACAGTCCGTAATGTGCATAATATACGGAAACTGCAAATTGTCCAAGGGGCCACCGGATCAGGTATAGCGGATTATTCCGCTGCCTTCGTCATGAATTTCTTCATTCCTGATCAATTGAACCTTACAGCCCCCAACACTGGTACTTATTTGGGCAACCTACTGCAATTGATAGGTTCATATCCCAACATCGCGTTATTCGTCCCGCCATCCGCCAATCCCAACCCCATCCTGACTGCCGGCAGCGTAAACGTAGGCGACGTTAACGTGACAGGAACCGGCACAGATGTAGCGGTGACATTTGGCTCAGCCCTGTCTACAGCATCATATTATGTCGTCGGTACGGTTATCAGCAACGGGACGAATGTAACTTTTGATACAAAAGTAACCTGGTCCATCCGCAACCGGCTTACTACCGGCTTCACGGTGCATTTTGAGGAATATGTAAATGCCCCCCAGAACATCGCTTTTGAATACATCATCTTTAAGAAATAGTCATGCACGCAGTAAAGCAACCGCCGAAGATTGATCTCAATAATTATCAAAAGCAGGGTAATCTCGCTATTGACATGGTGGCCGCCTGTATCCTGCATTACCGGAATCAGGGCGTAGAACCCAGGGCCATTGTCATGAATCCAAAATATTACGGGTTGCTACAGCAGTGGGTAGCAGAGCAATATGGAGAAGAACATGTCATGGATATGTTCTATCTGGATACCATTGAGATCAGGGTGGAAAAGATTTTTTCTGGTAAAATCCTGCATGTTGAAATGTGGCCCATGCCAAAAGCGGAGGCATAATATACTAATGTCCGAATCCAAAAATACAAAGCCAGTGCAATCGTCATCTCATGATAGAAGGGTAGTGGGATATTTACGCCCATGCATCGCCGCTAAATTCGAAAGATATCTTACTGAAAAGGGGGTAAATATGAGCGAGGCGGTAAACGATGCAGTTCAAAAGCTAGTCGAACCAATGCCGCCGCAACAAAGTATCAAACCGTCTTAATTATGCCGTTCGAATAGTGTGCCACTATCGCCTCTTCGCCCGAGGGGCTTTTTAGTTTTACGGGCATGTATACAGTGCCTTCATCTCTTAGTACTGATGAGCCGATCATGTTAATTGACCGGCACATTGGGTTTGATCCCGAGGATGGGGTAGGGATTGATGGCGCCTCCTTCCAGCAGGAGCTACTCGACCTCGATAACAGAGGTTACTCCAAAATCAAAGTATATATCAATTCTCCTGGTGGAGTAGTCATGGACGGCTACAACATCTTCAACGCTATTTTACGGACAAAGACCCCGGTAGATACCTACAATGTAGGTATAGCCGCCAGTATAGCAGGGGTCATATTCATGGCAGGCCGTAAGCGCATCATGGCGGATTATGCTCAGCTCATGATGCATAATCCCTTTGGGGGTAGCGATAAAAAGCAGCTGGACGCCATGCGTTCCAGCCTTTGCACCATGCTGGCCTCCCGCTCGAATATCTCCGAGGATAATGTGGCCTACATGATGGACCGCACCACCTGGATGGGTCCGGCGGAATGCCTGGATAAAGGCTTCTGTACCGATGTCGAAGTTACCAACGATCATAATCGCAAGTACATGCCCGCCAATGGCGCTAAAGCCATGTGGAAGGCTTCGAATAAAATCTTAAACAGCATTTTCAACACATCCAATATGGAAAATATTTCCAGCAAGGCCACCGGCCTCGGGCTTATCGCCAACTATCTCGATCTCAATGTCGATGCTACCGAAAATTCAGTACTGACCGCCGTAAAGACTCGCATCAACGGGCTTGTTACGGCCAAGGAAAAATCCGACGAAGAGTTGGAGAAGATGAAAAAGAAGCTCGATAAGATGAAGGAGGAAATGGACGAACTCCAGAAAAAATATGATCAAGCCTGCAAAGACGCCAAGGATTCGGCCGAGAAAGCCGAGAAAGAGAAGAAGGAGGCAGAGGAAAAGGCAAAGGCTGCCGAGTTTGATTCCAAAAAGGCGACTGCCAAGGTGGAGGTAACTAAATATGCCGATGCCGGTCGGATCAAGAAAGAGGATGCAGTGATCGAAAAATGGGTCAACCTGTGGGTGGCTGATGCTGCTGGCACGAAAGAGATGTTAGAAGCCATTCCGCTGAACAAGCAAGCCACTACCATTCAGACGGGCATACAGAACAAGGGCGCCGGAGGGGATAACCAAGTGGTTGATCCGAACGTCACCCCGGCCTCTTCCATGCATTACATGGCGCGGGTGCAGGCCAATGTTAACAACCGTCAGAAAACGGCTTAATCGCTCTATAACCATTATAACATTTTAAAAATCATAGCATCATGGCTTTGACAATCACAGATACCTCATATGCCGGCACCTTTGCCTCTTATTTCTGGCTCCCGGCAACCTTTGGCATGGACACCATCCAAAAAGGTGTTGTGTTCGTTCAGGACAATATCAAAAAGCAGCACACGATTGGCCGCATCGACTTCGCCAATCCTTTACAGGCAAGGCAAGCAACGCCAACGACCAGCGGCACCTTCACCATTGATGGCCGCGTGTTGGCACCCAATGACATGATGCTGTATACGGAATTCAACCCCCGTGATTTTGAACAGCATTGGCTGGCTGAGGAACTTAGCCCGACATTATTAGCACGTGAGGTGCCCGTTACCGCTGAGAACTACATGATGCAGATGGGGCTTAACCGCGCCTTTGAGCAGGTAGAGCTCGGCATGTGGCAGGGTTCGACCTCCTATACGGCGGCTATCGGAACATCAGGTAATGGTCAGCTGAAGTTCTACGATGGCTTTATCAAAAAGATGGTAGCTGACTCGGCCGTTCTGAAGGTTTCCAATCCTTTCCCATTGACAGCGGCTGCCTCCGATGGATCTACTGTGTATAATATCGTTGATGCATTCAATGCTCTATTGTCCTTGGCAGCTACCAATAAAAAGGCATTGCTGAGCCGGCCAACACGGTACAAACGTCTCAAGTTCCTGGTTTCGGTCAATACAGAGCAGATATACCAAACTTTCATCACGACTACGCAGACATTCAAGGGTGTGAATACCACGGACGAGGGTATCAACAAGTTCAAGGGATATGAGATCGTACCCCTGGCCGGCATCCCCGACAACACCATCGTATTCACGGAATGTCTGCCCGATACAAGCTCCAACTTGTATGTCGGCATGAACAGCACGGAAGACAACAACCTACAGTTACAGCGCCTGCAAAACAATTCTGAGCTTTTCTTCCTGAAGGGTCTCATGAAATATGACGTGCAGTATGGGTTCTCCGAACAGGCATTCTTGTTCACCACCCTAACCAGCAGTTCGTTCAACGCGTAAACCAATTTCGACAACCTTTTAATTAAGATACTATGTCTACAGCAGCAAGGTTCACGGGAGCGAAAAATGCTGACAACACCGGCAGGGCCGCTCAACGTGATTATCAGAAATTGGCCGTTACTACTACGACCAACTTGGCCGTTATCCCGAATGCGGAATACACGCTGTTTGATCTTTCTGTGGCCGTCGCCACGCCAACGATCAATATCGGCGTCGGGTCTTCCTCTACACCTCCTTATGTTGGTGACCAGGTACGCCTGATCATCACGCCCGATTCCACCACGAGGGTGATCACCTGGGGTACGGGCTGGATACCCACTGCCACTACGCTATCGGCAACCGGCTCCAAGATCACTATCGTTACCGCCATTTTCAATGGTACTGGCTGGGTGATCACGAGTTCGTCTACTTCCGCTTAATCTGAGCGGTCATCTTTTGACAGTTTAAAACTCACAGCATGCGCGGCTTGATCAATCTTTTGAAGGAAAATCCGGACATCGAAAAGGTGTATTTCAATGACCAGGGCGGCTGGCTCATCGATGGCGACAAGCGTCATGCGATCATTAAAAGCCGTGACGAGATACTTGCCTTGGAAGACAGCCTGCCGGCAGAGCATGTAACGAATGATGATGTTGAAAGCCTGCTGGAAGAAATCAAGCTACTGAAGGAGGAGAATGAGCTGCTAAAGGTGGAAAAATCCATCCTGGAAGAAGACAAGGCAGCGCATCAGGCAAAGATTGACGGACTACAGGAACAAATCAAAAATATTTCAGCAAAGACGGAAAAAATAAAGAAGAATGCCACTACCTGATATTCAATTTCAGAAAGGACAGGGTGGTTTAGGGCGGCCACTTCCCGGGCAGGATTTCATTTCTGCCCTTGTGCTATATACGGCCAGTTTGCCGAGTGGGTTCACTTCAACCAATCGCATAAAAGCCTTATTCGCTCTTTCTGATGCCGTATCGGTTGGAATTCTGAATGACTATTCCGATGCGACCGCCGCATCTGCCACTTACCTTATTACCGCTGCCGGTGCAACAGGTGACGTGATCAAGATAGCTGTTAATGACCTAAGCGCCATCGGAGCATCACAGCAAACCGTCTTATGTGCCTATACAAAATTGTCGTCCGATAGCAGCATTGCATTGCTCGGAGCCAGTATCGCAGCGGCTATCAATGCTGGCACGTTGACGCATGGATACACGGCCTCTTTCAACACGGCCACCCTGACGATCACGGCGCCTAAATCCTTCGGCGTTTATTTGAATTCCGGTAGCCCACTGGTCGTCACCATCACCGGCACAATAGCGGGCACGATCACGCAGTTCACCGGCGGCATTGCTTCCAAACTGGCGTTGTGGTATTACCAAATAGCCGAGTTCTTCCGCCTACAGCCGCAGGGAGTTCTTTACGTCGGCTTCTTCGCTGTCCCCGGCTCCTACGCCTTTACCGAAATCACCACGGTTCAAAACTTTGCTACCGGCACTGTCAGGCAAATCGCCATATGGAAAGACAACGCCAGCGCCTTTGCATCGGGAGATCTTTCGCTGATTGATGGTGTATGCAAGGCAAACGATGCCGTTCATAAACCCATCAGCGCATTATATAGCGCGGACCTTTCCGCTACCACCGACATTAGTACGGTTACGGATTTGTCCACGTTGTCGGCCAATAAGTCCACAGCGGTCATTGCCATGGATGGCGGGGGCCAGGGTTGGTTCTTGTGGCTTACGACTGGAAAATCTGTTCCAGCCATCGGTGCGGCTCTCGGGACCGTTGCACTATCCAAAGTATCCGAGTCCATTGCATGGGTCGGCAAGTTCAACATCAGCAATGGCGCAGAAGACGAGGTGCTGGCCTTTGCCAATGGACAATTATTTAGTTCTTCAGCCATAACTGATAACCTGCTGGGTACGCTATCGGATCGCCGGTACGTCTTCCTGCGCAAGTTTGTGGGCCTATCTGGCAGCTATTGGAACGATAGCCAATGCGCAATCGCTTCTACCTCTGATTATTCGCAGATCGAGAACAACCGAACCATTGACAAGGCAACACGCGGGATTTACTCCAGCCTGCTGCCCTCTCTGAATAGTCCCATTCAGCTTAATGCAGACGGAACTATCAGTGAAACAACGACGGCGTACCTGGAAAGCCAGGCAGGCGTCAACCTGGATCAGATGGTGCGCGATAGCGAGTTAAGCGCTTATGATGTGACGATCAATCCCTCTCAAAATGTATTGGCTACCAGTAAGATCATTGTTGTGGTGGAACTGGTGATCAATGGCGTTGCGAGGACCATTCAAATACCCATCGGCTTTGTGCCTAAAATAAGTTAATCATGCCGGTAACACCGATTGTCAATGGAGTAAACTACAGTTGGGCGAATATATCGCTGATCCTCTTCGGCACGCCGATCGTGGGTATCCTCAGTATTGAATACAAACGCAAACAGAAAAAAGAAAATAACTACGGTGCCGGATCTCAACCGGTCAGTCGTGGATATGGCAACTACGAATACGAAGGATCGATTGAGCTCTATACCGATACCTGGAAAGATATTATTGCTTCCTCTCCTAATCGCGACCCCCTACAAATTACCCCGTTCGACATTCCTGTGACTTTTGGCGGGACGGGCGTCGCTACTACAAAAGATGTACTCCGGGCGGTTGAATTCCTGGAGGACCCGCTGGAAGGCAAATCCGGCGATACAAAATTGTCAGTTAAAATACCGCTGATCATCGGCGGGATCGATCGATAAAAAATACGGCACTATGGAAGCACTCAAGCCCGAATTAACGGAGGAGGAGATAAAAGCATATGACGATCGCGCCGAAGAACTGGCGAAGCAAAAAGGCGTATCAAAAGTTCATCCGGTCGTGCAGATAGATCCCGATACCCTGGAGCGCAAAGTCTGTTATTTGTCGGAGCCTAATTACCTGACTAAAATCAGGGTAATGGACAAGGCTACGACTATCGGCATTTATACGGCAGCTGACGAGCTCCGCGAGGCGTGTTTATTACGCGAAGCATCTGATCCAATAACCTATGGTGAGGCCCCGGAATGCGACCGGTACAAATTGGGCGCAACGGATTATGCGCTGACGATGGTAACCCGGCTGCAGAACCAGTTTAAAAAAAAATAGAGCAGTACGAAGTTTCAAATGAGCGCAGTGCCGTGGAGCGAATGTCCGCCTTCATAGCCTGCGTTTTGCACGTTGACCCGGATCAGTTAAGCGAAGATGAATGGCATAAGGCATGGGGAAGGGTGAGCTTCTATCTGGAGACCGTGCATCAAGTAAAATGGACGTAAATGTCGGATCAGCAAGTAACATATGAGCTTAATCTTAAAGACGGCCTTTCTGCTCCGGTAGAAAAAGCCAATGAGCATGTCAACCGGCTGGAGCATTCCATGCACAGCCTGGGTGAACGCGTATTGAGCGTCGGGGAGGCATTCGGCATTTCCTTCGCCATTTTCAAGGGGATCGAGTTTATCAAAGAAGCAAAAGAGGATTGGGAAAAACTGGAGTTTGCTACCTCTCAGGTAGAAGCTGGCCTGGAAAGTACGGGGCATGCTGCCGGGCTCG